TTTCTTCCCGCAATGCGCTGTTTGCACTGGTTGCCGAGATGGAGCCGGAAGTACAGACACGCCTCGAGCGCGCCGCTGAGCGCATCGACCTGCTATCCGACGGGTATGGCGCAATGGCAGTGTCGGAACTGATCAATGCGAGCAATCCCGATGACGCCGCCATTCTGGCTTCTCCCTCCGACAAGTTCAGCCGGGCGCTGTACTTGTATCTGGAGCAGGCGTTTTCGTCGTCAGGCGCTGCGGCCAACCGCTTCGATCACGCCGAGCATCGCCAACAGATGCTGCGGCAATATCAGAGCGAGAAATACTCCAGCCATTACTTTGGCCCCAAGGGCGCACAGCCTGCGCTGGACGATGCTGCAGAGGAAAACCTGAAGCAACGCTTGGCGGATGTGTTCCCGCAGGTCAAGGCCGAGGACATCCTGGTCGAGCCATTCGTCCTCCGGGAAAGTGATGCCATCGATGCGCCGGTGCTGCTGTACACGCTGTCGGCAAAATTCAACGGCAAGCACATCCATTACCCCAAAATCATCAATGGCGAGGACACCGACGTGGATGACTCGTCGACAGTCTATGTGCGCTATTCCTGGCACAGCAGCAAGGGCGAATTGTCGGTATTCAGTGATGATGAAACCGTGCGGCCCGAGCTGGTCAAGGCCTTCCGCGATGTGGTGCTGGGCGGCAATGGCGACATTCACAGCATGCCGATGCGCGAGTTCGACCTCATGGGGTTTTGCACGCCCGCCATCCTGTCACGGTTCAAGAAAGACCGCATCGTTGGCATTGAGTCCATCGACATCAAGCACTTGCTCATCGCCAACCCCGAAGTGCGTCAGATCACGCTGAAAAATCGGCTGATCGCCCGCCGCGTGGAAAACCCGCTGCTGATCAAGCGTGACCGCTTTGAGGATCGCAACATTTACGAAGTAGCGGGCACGGTCTATCCGCTCGTCGATCTGACGAATTACGTCATCAAACAAACCAAGATGACCTTCCGGATCGCCCAGACCGCGCATCGCAAAGCGCACGATGTGTCGGTGCAGATCACCACGCCCAACGGATTCAACGATGGCAAGCTGACCAAGGCCGATAGTGAACTGGTGTTTGCCCAGCTCATGCAACTTGACTGCGCACGCCAGTACTGAGGTCGCCATGCTGCATTCGGAATTTTTGCAGGTACTGGAGCGTGCCCGCAGCCTCGATGAAAGGCTGTCATTCGATGATTTGCGTGGGCACGCGAAAGCATTCATTTCGCGGCGCTGGGTGGTTGCCAGTGGCCACCTGACACACATCCTTGTGCCGGTGCTCGACAGTGAGCAGGAGGTCGAGGTTGATGTCGACGATGACCGGCAAACCTATTCCTATCTGAGCCCGAGCAGCCGGGGACTGCTTATCACCCGACCGCTTTCAGGCATCACGCTGTACACGATCAACGTCGATGCGTGGATGGACGAAGTCTGCGGCCTGCTTGAAATTGAGCCGTCACGTCGGGCACACAGCCGCGAGGTCATTCCTGAAAAGCTCTGGCATCTGGGTGATATTCGGGTCGGACGAACGCACCGTTTCGCTCCGATCTACCTTGCCCGCCGCCTGCCGTCCTTCGACACAGATTGGCAGCGCGCACTGCTCAATGCCAAACGGCCAAGCCAAGGCATCGTGCTCACCGCGCGCGATGTCGATATCGAGTTGCCGAACAGTCATCAAACCTGTGGCGTCGACCGACTGTTGATGAATTCCGGCGATGGCATGGCCTATGACGTGGAGCTCCTCCATCGCCTGCTGAAAGGCGTTGCTGCCGATGCCGACGATCCGGATGAATATTTCGATGCCGATACCGGGGATCTGAAGCTGGCCTGCATGGCTGAACCCAAGACCTTCAAGGGCAAGCAGAAGGAGGTCATTGCGATGTTCTGGAAGGCGCGCCAGCAGCACAGCCTCAAGTGGTCGGAGGTCGTGACTCGAACCCGTTGCCAGAAAGACCCTGACAGTGTTTTTGGCCCTGACTGGTCAATCTGGCTGGAGCGCATCGAGAACCAGCGCGGCCATTACCGGCTGCGCACGCGGCAGTAATTTTCCGGAGGTTTTTCCGGAAAGTCATCCGGACACGATCCGGATTCAAATTCGAAGAATGAGCAGTGCCCGTTTAGTTCAAAGGAGCACTGCAAATGGCAAATACCCACCCAACGTGTCGATATGGTCACGCATCCCGCGTGCCTTCGACGCCCACTACACACCCGTGCATCGCACTGAATGAAACCGAGCTGGCCTCCCGCTGGGGAATCTCGGTAAAGACCATCCGTCGCTGGCGGCAGGAGCAGCTCGGCCCGATCTTCTGCAAGCTCGGCGCACGCGTCACCTATCTGATCTCCGAAGTCGAAGCCTTCGAGCGCCGCGTTGCGCGCTACTCGACCTTCGCTCGTGTGTACCAGTAAGGGAGATGGCCATGAACGATCTGACCATTTTCCCCGCCGATCTGGCCGCCATGAGCGCTGCCCAGCTGGTGGCGCTGCCGATCACCGATTTCGTCGATGCCGAGCGCCATGTCGATGAAGCCGTCGCCTACCTCAAGCAACTGCGCAACAAGCTGGAGGCCGCCAAGCTGCTGCGTTTCGGTGAGCAGGCCCGCGCTGCACTGCGTGATTCCGGCCGTGACTTCGGCACCGCCCACCTCGACGACGGCCCTCTGCACGTCAAGTACGAGCTGCCGAAGAAAACCAACTGGAATCAGGCGCTGCTCAAAGAGATGGCCGAGCGCATCGTCGCCTCGGGCGACACGCTCGCGGACTACATCGACATCAAATACTCGGTGTCCGAAAACCGCTACACCAACTGGCCGACGGCGCTGCAGGAACAGTTTGCCGCTGCACGCACGGTCGAGGAAGGCAAGCCGAGCATCACCCTGACGCTGGACGGAGGTGTGGCATGAGCCTTCCCATCATCAGCGCGCAACAGCGCATGGCCGAGCGAAAAGGCGTCAAGCTCTTGATGCTCGGCAAATCCGGCATCGGCAAGACCACTCGGCTCAAAGCCCTCGACCCGGCCACCACGCTGTTCCTCGACATCGAGGCCGGTGATCTGGCCGTGGCCGACTGGCCCGGTGACACCATCCGCCCGGCCTCGTGGCCCGAGTCACGCGACTTCTTCGTGTTCCTTGCGGGCCCGGACAAGTCGCTGCCGCCGGAATCGGCCTTCTCGCAGGCGCACTTCGATCACGTCGTCGAGAAGTTCGGTGACCAGGCGCAGCTGGGCCGCTACCAGACCTTCTTCCTCGACTCGATCACCCAGCTGTCGCGCCAGTGCTTCGCGTGGTGCAAGACGCAACCGGGCGCGGTCAGTGACCGCACTGGCAAGCCCGACATGCGTGGGGCCTACGGCCTGCTCGGTCAGGAAATGATCGGCGCGTTGACGCACCTGCAGCACGCACGCGGCAAGAACGTGGTGTTCGTGGCCATCCTTGATGAACGCCTCGATGACTACAACCGCAAGGTGTTCGTGCCGCAGATCGAAGGCAGCAAGACCAGTCTGGAGCTGCCCGGCATCGTCGATGAGGTCGTGACGCTGGCCGAGATCAAGGCCGACGACGGTAGCGCCTACCGCGCCTTCGTCACCCACACCGTCAATCCCTACGGCTTTCCCGCCAAAGACCGCAGCGGTCGGCTTGAACCGCTCGAGCCGCCGAACTTGCGCGCGCTGATCGCCAAGTGCGCGGGCACATCCACCTCGCCCGCCAGCACCACCACCCACGCACATACCGAATCTCAGGAGTAATCACCATGACCAGCCAATCCGTGACCAGCAACAACTGGAACGACTTCAATGACGCCGAATCGCAGCAATCCGGCTTTGACCTGATCCCCAAGGGCACCGTCGTGCCGGTGCGCATGACCCTCAAGCCCGGTGGCTATGACGATCTCTCGCAGGGCTGGGGCGGCGGCTACGCCACCCAGTCCTTCGATACCGGCTCGGTCTATCTGGCCGCTGAGTTCGTGGTCACCGCAGGCGACCACGCCAAACGCAAGATGTGGTCGAACATCGGCTTTCATTTGGCCACAGG